TACGCTACGGGCATTAGGCAACCGCCGGGCGGTCTATTCCTAATTGTTGCTTAATCATTGGGCTAAGGCCGGTAGAGCTGCCGGTAGTTATGCCGTCAAACGACGCGAAATCCGATACCGCGCCACGTTGCCTATAAAGAAAACCGCCGTAACCAATGGTGCCGAGTTTTACCGCTTGGTTGGGTACCGTCGTCAAACTATCCACGTACCCGGCCTCTTGGCGTCGCTTGTAACAAAACGCGTTAGCAGCTGCCGCGCAAATAGTTAGAAAACTTGCGTCCAATGCACTAGCGGTACCAATGCCTAGCCAGTCCTCGACGTCGGTAGCGGTAATCCAAGTACAAACCGGGTTAGTAGTGAAAACGCCCAACGGTTGGAACGCTACGCGCTCGATATCGTCGCCAACCAAATAAAAGAGCACTTGATTAGCTACGGATACTTCCTCGTTATACGTGAGCTCTCCGTACGTGTTTACTCCGGTAAACAAGTATTGGGGTAGCGCGTAAACCGTGTAAGTGCCATTTAGAGAGTTAGGCATACTCGAGAGCGTGAAGCTCTGCCCAACCTCTAGCGGGTCTGCATTGGTTAATAACTCAACTACTACGTAGTTATCTAACCGTTGGTTACTGCTAACGCTGTATGTCGCCATAGGCGGCTAACCGCCTTTGTATTAGGTGAGTTTTACAAACTTGGTAGCGTCTACCATTTGTTGTGAGAGATAACCGCGGAACGCGATAGTACGCGACAACGTGGACGGGTTGTCAATACTGATAGCGCCCTTTTGCTGCTCTCCGACAAAGTAACCGCTTGGGTCGGCCACAATTACGGTATCTGCCGCAAAGTTACGGTCTACTACGACGGTCAAACCAAACGCGGTAGGTGCTCCGTTTGCCATGCCCGGCGCCATTTGGCCAAACGCGTTCATAGGCCCAATTTGCGGGAACAATGGACGGCCGGTGCTGTCTACCAATTTTCCGAGGTACCCGAACATATTAGGGCTCAAGAAAAGGTGGGTAGGTAGGTTGCCGTTTGAGTTATTGAGAATTGTTACCGAAGCGTCGTAGATATCGCTAACCCACTCGGTCGCACTTGTTGGGTCGGTCAATACTGCCGACTGCGTAACCGCTGCAAGCAAAGCGTCGGCTACGGCGTTGTCCGTGGAATTTGCATAAATTCGCGCCATGTCGTCGAGGAGCAAACCGACAACTTCGGGGCTCGAAAAATCCATGTCCTGTTCGGAGACGGTCACATATCCACCGTACGTATTTTTTGCCACGTCAAACGCGCTAACTACGTAGGTTGAGGCTTGGAGTGCGGCGTTTTCTGCCGACTGAATAGCTACCGAGTTATGGGTGCTCACGTATGGCAAGCGGAACGTATGGCCTGCCTGTGGAATTGAGCGAGGGCCAATAGCGTCAATTACAGGGCGCAAGCCTCGGAAATTGTTGTAGACAGGTTGGACCAAGATTTCTGGTAAGAGCCCGTCCGAGTCGGCGGTAGTCACGTTTGGAGCTGCCGCGCGGATATTTGCCTGCATTTGTGCAAACTCCGGGCCGCCCTTAATCGCGCACGAAATCCATTCGGCGGCGCTTGGCATTTTAACTGTTTTTGGCTGTGCGTAAATTGGCATGGTTGCCGCTTCGATTACTGCTGGTGCTTCGACTACTTCGCTCATTTGTTCTACCTCGTTACTTGGGTCGTTATTTTCATTTAACACTATTGGCTCGTCGTTTTGGTGGATACTCGCGGCCACACGGTCTACAGTAGCACCGGGGAACGCTCCAAACGGAACGAGGCTCAACTCTTGCCACTCGGCGGCGGTAACTATCATTACGCCGGCTTCGTCATAGCTAAACGCTGTTGGTACTACGCCAACACTCACGGCGTCTAAAACTCCGTCTTGGGCTAGCTGCAAACTCTCGTTACCCAATGACGTAGCGCTAATTTTTGCTTCGTAAAGCATGGCGTCGGGCGTGTCTACCATAGACGTAACTACGCCTATTGGTTGGGTGCTGTCATGGTAAAGATACATTTTCGGGCGCTTGGAAGCGGTAAGGCTGCCGGGCCTAAATAGCACTTTTTCCCCGCCCATTACTTGAGCAACGACGTTATAAGGGAGCGCTGTACCGGCAAGCGTACGGCGGGGTAGTTCCCCGGGTGCTGCCGCGTCGAGTGTTAGCTCTTGTTGGGTTAATCTAATCATTTTCGGCGTTACCTATTTCTACTCGTGTACTTGTATTCATATTAGGGCTATCTACCGTCTCCTCTACGTCCATTACGGAAGCGGCGGCCATTTCGCCGAGATACGCCTCGTAATCGAATTTTACAAAAGTACCGCGCGGGAGCACGTTATCGCCGCTTAGTGTCTCGGCTATGCACTCCGCATACGGGCGGGCGCCAAATATGAGTAGGTCGGCGCGAGCGTTTTCGCTACTTTGGTAATTCATTGAGCCCGTGTTAATTCCGAGTAAGTACGGCGGGATATTGGCGAGACGAGCCATTTCGAGCGACTGATAGTTAGAAGCGTCTACGAGTAGCATTTTGTCCGGGGTAGCCATATTAGGTATTACCTCTACAAACTCGTTTACCGCTGCCGTAGAGTTTGTTAGGCGCGCATTGTCAAACGCTGCCGCTAGGTCGGTTAGCTCTTGGCTGCTCATTGGCTCGCCGCCCACTTGCCGGAGAGTTAAGGCCGGTTGGGTTGCTGCCGCATTGGTGAGACGTGCGCGCTCGAGTTTTAGAGCTGTAGTTACCGCGGTTGGGCTAACCGTGTTTAACCCCTGTTGAGGGCCTATGAATTGGACTACGTCTTTATGGTCTATTGGTTGGCCGTTAAATAAAAGTTGCTTAGACGGGGCAAACTTCACTCCCGTTTGTTGGTCCATCATTGTTACCATGGCGGCCGGTAGACGTGTAAACGCCGAGGGGTAGCCGTCGGCCGTCCTCTCCGTGACATAAAGGTAAGCGGTTTGGGTAAATAAAATATCGTCAAATAACCAAGAAAATAGGGTGCTATTTGGTATTGACTTATCTAAACGGCGTAACCATGAGCGCGGAGCTAGCGGTACGTCTTCCATTTCCTCGCCGTTCCAAACTTGCTTATACATAATTAGCGGCATTGTGGAAATTACCGACGCTATTAAATCTCTCGAGCGGCTAATAGTTGGGATACTCATTAAACGGGCTCTCTCGGCTCCGTCCTGATACTGAACATAATTACCAATACCGGCAGCTCTAGCGGAATATCCGCCCGCGGCAGCGCCAATAGTCGGGTTTTTAACGTCTGCTCTAATTTTATTAAATAGCGCCATAGTTTTAGTTTGCCACAATTCTATAAAGGTTGGTGGCACCGGCCGAGGCCCACAACTCCCGACGAGTTACACAACGGCCGGCACCGCTTGACATATTAGCGGGCATTGCTCACTACTACAGGCTTACCAACCGCTACGGGTTTACTTGCTAAAGCTACGGCCCATATCATGCACCTACAAGCCTCTACAGGGCCCGGAGAGCGTGTAGAGCTAATAGCTACGCTCCCTTGGTGTTTAATCATTACGGCGCGCTCTACGTGCTCGTTTAAGACGTGTTGGCCGTTATGTCTAATACGGTTTTCTATAATCATGGACCTAACCGCGCCCGTCCATTTAAGTAGCTCACGGTACCCAACAATTACACGCCGGCGCTCTAAGTGCGGCGGTACGTGTACGTCAAGGCTTGGCACTATAGCTAAGCGTAGGGTTGGTTGGCTTGTTAGTTCCGCTTCGATTAAGCGCCAACACTCGGCCAACGTATCGGCGGTAAAAGCTATGGTTACGTGGGTTATTTTGCCGTTAGAGACGGCGCGCACCGCGTAATAACGGCTCTCGTCGGTAGATACCTCAACGGCTAACACTCCACCGGGCGGGCAAGGCTCGGTAGTTTGTAGCTGCTCAAATATGCCGGGCTCTAACCAACCCGACGTAGTGGCCGTAAAGACGTTTACCGACGCGCGTAGAAAAGCGGAACGGTTGGGAGCTTCGGCTTCGGCAAGCAATACGGCCGGCTCGAGTGTGTGCCCAAGTGCGGGGTTTGAGTATTGCCAAGCGTCCATAGTCATAAAATCCACCGACGGCGGCGGGCTAAATTCGGCGAAATAACAGCTTGTTTGTTGCCCGCTATCTATAGCCCGGAGCCCTTGCTCGCGCCAACGTAACATAGCGTGGCTATCTTGAGTGCCGGCGGTACTCCACATAGCAAGTAACGGGTTTTTACGTGCACGTTGGGACGGTAGTAAACCGTCGTCTATGGCAGCTTCGCTAACGGCCCATACCTCGTCTACTATTACTAGGTCGGCGCTGTAACCGTGGCCGGCTTGCGGGGTAGCTGCACGTACCAACCAAGTAGAGCCGTCGGGCATGGTGAGAGACATACGGCCGTAACTCCACGACACGGAAGCATTAAAACGCGCCTCAAGTATTGGGGCCAAGTACGTAAACAAAGAGGTAGCTAGGTCGAGTTTGTGCGCGACGGTTATTACCGTTTGCTTTTGTCCACGGCGTTTACCTTGAGTAGCAAGCCACCAACCAACTAGCGCGGCTATCGCTGTCGTCTTTCCGTTCTGTCGCGCGACGCTCACCATAGCTACCCGGTGCCGCCACCGTTCCAAACCATTATCCATGTCGTAGGCCGTCATTTGGTTAAGTACGTGGCGTTGCCACGGCATGAGCTCCACGTTTAATACCTCGAGAGCAAACTCCGCTACCTCATTACCTACCGATAGAAAACCGCTCTCCGTGGTTGTCTCTAATCTTGGGTACTGTCGGCCGGTCGTCGCCAGTTCGGGCCGGTCGGTTAAAACCGTTGTATTTATTGGGTCAGATATACGGTATAGACCTTGCGGGGGCTTCTCGGGTGACTGGAAAAAAACGCTCTCCGTGTTTTCGTTTTGTTTTCCTTGTGGGTATTGGGTTTGCGCGGTTATGAGTGTTCCGTTACGTTCGCGTTCGCGTCGTGTTTTGGTTGCTTGTCCGCGTCGAGCGTTACAGGGTTTACAGGCCGGCACTAAGTTAGATATGTCGTTTGTGCCGCCCTCAATGGTGGGTATTACGTGGTCGGCTTCGGTTGCTAGGTTGCCGCACCAATGACACGGCGCGCCGTCTCCGAGTATTTTTTTACGGTTTTTCTTAAACTCTGCTTGATTACGTGCTTTGCTGTTGGCGTTGGTGCTCATGCTGCCGCGCTTCGCTTGGCCTGACGCGCCGCTAGCGCGGCTTGTCCGTGGTTGGTGGGGTTGCTTTCCATGTCGGGTTTACCTCGGTTGGGTTTGTTTGTTATCTGTATGTTTAGATAGTTAGGCGTGGCGTCCTACCTTTTACGGTTGGTAGGTGCGCCACGTTGTAAAGCCTAATAGGTTAATTGCCCGCCCACGGTTAGCCCTAGCCGTTCCCACTATCTTTTATTGCTCATTACGCCTAATTATGTTTATAGGCCGCCGGTTAGCTTTGCCCGTTCCTATTCGTCTTGCTATTCACGGGCGCCAACCTCTACCCCCGTTACCGGGTGTCATGCACCTAACCCGCGACGGTTAGTAGCTCTATGGCCAGTCGAGCCGGCACCATTGGTTAATGGTTATTTAAGCTTTGTTAGCCCACCAAACGAGAAAAGCAATACCGGAGATAAACCCCGAAAACCAAGCTCCGACGAGTGCTATCACAAACCCGCTAGCTCCAATTCCCAAATAGCCTTAGCTATATCTTTCGCTGTCCAACGTAAATACTGTTGTATTTCGTCCTTATGGATAAAATCGCTAGAGCGCTCGAGCTCGTCAATTAGTCGAGTTACCGAGCCCAATAGGTCCAATAGTTCTTTAATGCTCATTTTTTCCATGCCTCTATAACTCGGGTAGCTTCGCTAGGGCTAAGTAGGTTTATTAAAACGTCGTCGCGGCCAAGTATGGCGCTAATGGCCTCTACGGCCTCTTGCTCGTTAAGTTCCATACCGCGCGCTAATGCTTTCACGTATGCCAGTTGCTTAGCGCTTGCTACTGTCTCCACGGTGTTAGCCGGCCGCTCTTTACGGATTACCTCTACCGGTTGGTCTAAACGCGCTAAAACCTCGTTTTGGCTTGCTATGGCTTTAGCGACGCCCATACCCATATAACCGAGTGCTCGGCCTAACGCGCTAGTCATACCAACCATAAACTCGCTATTTTTTGTGTATGGCGTTTTGCCGGGGTAAGGCTCGGCAGCTGTAGCAATAGCCGGTAGCGGGTCGTTGGCGTCGCGCCAAACGGTAACGGTGCACCGGTAAAACGTGGAGCCGTCGGGCATGGTGACTACTTCGGCGCTTGTCTCTTGTATGCGAAGCTCGGGCCATTTTATTAGCGCGTCTTTTAGTCGAGTAGGTACGTCTACGTAGTTATCTAGTGAATATGCCACGGTCAGTACCCCTTTTTCTTACAAGTGCCGGGGTGGAAATATAGCGTCCACGGTTGAGCTTTGTTTACTTTGTAAGCGTACGTTGGTACGCCACACTTGCTACATAATTTCATGTCGGGTTTATCTTTCATTTTGTGGATTATCTAATGCTCGGTAACGTAGCCATTGGGTGTAACAAATTTTGCGGCGTACGATAACACGGTTTAGGCATGAACTCCGCCCACCGAGCGGGGGTATTTGCCTCGGTGAGCGTAGCCCAACCTTGGAGCGTAATCGTTTTAGTTGCTTTGTCGCCAGTAGCCAAAACGTATACGCCGAGCTTGTCGGTATCTTTCGTTAGTAGGCAACCGTCCATACGCATAGTGGCGCGCACTTCGTAACCGTCTACGTCGTTAGCGTGTAGGTCGTATGGTGTAAAACCCCAATTAACGCCGAGGTATTTCGCTAAAGCGTATTCACCTAAGCAACCTATTTTTATTGCGGGAAATTCTACGCCCGGGTCGTATTTTGGTACGGCGTTTGGTCGGCTTTTCACTTCGTCGGCTATGAGTGCTGCTACGGCGTAAACGTAGTTAATTTCGTTTTCGCTAAATCGTATTGTTGTCACGCTTGACTACCGAGAGCTTGTAACACTTGCTCGAGTGTGTGCGCGTAGTCGTCGTTGCCGGATAAAACAAAATCGGTACGCATATTTCGTACGCGTGTAACTAATGCAATATCTACGGGCGCTTTTACTCTATGTTGAGGCCGTACTAATTCCTCTAACACGGTTATTACTGCTCGCGTTTGTGGCGTTATTTCGTTACTCATTTGGTGGGCCTTTCTCATTGTCGGGTTATCTCGTACTCCACGGTATCCAACCGCTGTTACGATATATCGCTACCATAGCCGCCGCTTGTACGTCGGGTTGGTATAGGTCGGTGCATTTGTCGAGTATGCCCTTTGCTTGTAACCAACCCTCGGGCCAATATCGGTTAGGTCGGCACCAAAAGCCGTTAATTTGGTAATGCCCATAACTACCGCCGTTTGGGTCGTTTGGGTTAAACGCGCTCGAGCAACGGCTTTCACGGTGGGCTATGCGGAGAGCTGTAGGTAATTGTTTTGGCGGTAGCCCGGCAGCTAAAGCAAACGCGGCCACTTTCGCGCAAGGGTCCGGCGGCGGTACGTCACGGTTACTAGCCGGCACCATAAGTAAAACGGTAACTAATGCTTTAATAATCATTTAGCCTCTAATTGGTATGGCGTACCCCAAGTGGAGCCGTAAGGGCCTCTAAACGCTATTTGCGCGTGTAACGTCTCGCCTGTCTCGGGGTGCTCGAAAATCTGTACTAATACTTCGGTGCCGCCGTCTATGCGGGTAATAAAGCACCGGTAGTTAAATCGTTGTATATCGCTCATAGTGTTTTAGCCTCTCGTCGGTGTAGACGAGACTACTAGCGGGGTTACACGGTTTTAGGTATTGGCCCGAAAACCGCTAAAAATACGGCTTTTACGGCGTTTTCGTCGTCGGCCATAGCGGGTGATAGTTCTATATGCCACCAGTCGCCACCGGGCGCGCCGTCTATTGTCTCGGTTTTGTACTTCTCCCATTTTTGGCGGTCACAGCGCCAACCCCTACCAAACGGTTTAGGGAAATAGTCAAGTACACACTCAATACCAAACGCGTTAGCGTTTGCTACCAATGTCTCTACAAAAGCTTTAGACATTTGGCGGCCGTTCGGTACGCCTTTAGTGTTGCTCGCGTCTTTCACGTTCACAATATGCCGGTAGCTTAAATCCATAGCTCGGCCCGTATTGTGCACCGACGGTACGCCGGGTTTGCCGCGCATATCACGCCCGGGGCTCCAAGAGCCGTTAGGCCATAGAGCGGGGCAGCGCTTCACGCATTGGCGTATAAATTCGTCGGTACCTTTACGCGGTGCCGGAGCTTGTCCGTCTTTGTTGCCGGTATAAGGTTTGGCGTTTGGTACGGGTTTAGTTGGCATTTTGTCCGAGTGTGTCGTTTGGGTTGAGTAGTCGTAGCAACGGTGGGGCGATAGCGGCGAACGCTGCCATAGCCAAATCGCGGGGGCTCATGTTGCCCGTCATGGCCAAAGTGATTACGGCGGTTAGTCCTGCTCGAGCGTAGCTAGCGAGTATTTGTTTAAGGTTTTTAGACATTGTGGCCCTCTATATGGTCGTCTAGTTTTTGTTCTATTCTGCCGAGTAAGCGGTGTACGGTGCCGTGGTCGTCTCGGTTTTCTTTAGCGAGTTTATGAATAAGCGCCACGACAACAGAGAAGCCGCCACCGATACAAGCCACCAAAACGCTAGTAGCCACGTCACAAAACCGGCTTAACAAATTCGCCGTACTCACCTAGCGCGGAGTTATATAAATATCCGGGGCCGGCGTAAACATTACGAAAACTACCGTTATACGAGGTTTGTAACCATACGCCGCCAATACCCAACGAAGCTATAAACGCTTGGCCTAATGGCTCGCTAGCGGGAAAATCTAGGTTTTCTATGTCGTCGTTAGAAATTACTATTACCTCTTGTACGACGTTTTCGGTGTCTATGTTTGCAAAGTGTGCCATTTATTACGCCTTCCAACGAATATAAATAATCCCGCTACCGCCCGAGCCACCGGAGCCCGCGCCGCTTCCGCGTCCACCGCCACCGCTAGCCGTATTAGCTGCCGCCGTTCCACCTACTCCGGCTCCGGCAGCGCCTACGCCGCCAATACTTGAGCCACCAGCGCCGCCAGTAGTACCGCCGCCACCGCCCCCCGCGCCCTTAAAGAGTGAAGCACCGCCAATAAATCCGCTCACGTCATAACCTGCACCGCCGGCACCGCCAGTAGTTCCGGCATTGTTGCCACCTACAGCCGTTGTACCGCCACCGCCGCCACCAGCATTAGCCGCTGTACCGTTGCCGCCTACGTAACCTTGGATATTTGTAACCCCTAAAGCGTTACCGGCGGAGCCGCCGATAGTTGGGCCTAACGTGCCAAAGCGAGGCCCACCGCTACCGCCTACCGTGTAATTGCCGCCGGCCGCCGCTATGCCATTTGGTATAGCTCCTATTGAGCTTGGATTACCCGAAGCGTCAGTAGCACCGCCGCCACCTATGGTTACGGTTTGGTTTGAGCTTAAATAAATTGTTTGTAATGAAATTCCGCCAGCTCCGCCGCCACCGCCAAAAGTGTTATCGCTCATGCCGGAGCCGCCGCCACCAAATAAAAGCACGTCAAATAAGCCGGCTCGAGTAACGGTAAAAGTACCCGAAGCTACAAACGAGGTATAAACGTAACCGGTAGGGCCCGCCGTTACGCCAGTACCGCCAGTACCCGCTCCGTAACCGCTACCCCCCGCTAAAAAAAAAATAGCCGCCGACGCGCTCGTAAAGTAAAGCGTCCCGCCGCCCCATTGAGGGATAGCCAAAGAGCTTGAGGTAGTTACCGTTGCCGTCCCGGCCGTTACGGTGCACGTTCCCGCGCCTATGTTTGTTATTTGGAGAGTGTCGCCCGCGCTAAATAGCGACGTATTTACCGTAATTGTCGTCGCGCTCGCGCTATTCATAACAATTCGGGTACCTTTGTCGGCAGCTGTCAAAACGTAGTTAGCGGTTTTGTTGCTTACCGTAATGTTGTAATCGTTGGCCTGTAGCGCGTTCATTTGGGCCGCTGTCAAAATTTGAGCCGCGGTAAAGGTTTGTAGTGCCATAGTGAAAATATCCTAACTCATGTAAGTACGTTGTCGCTGTCAAGTGTTCCCTGTGTAGCGCTGTCGAGTATAAACGTCTCGTAAATCGTGGTTGGCGCGGTGTAAAAGCGGGTAGTTTGCCCGCCGTCAAAACTAACCGACGTCTCCAAACCCTCAATAAACGACGCTTGGGTAGTAGTTCCGAAGCTATCGGTTTTGGTGATACTGATTAAATCGCCAATATCCAAGAGGCTTACGGTGTCGCGTTGAGCTTCCGATAATGAGCCAAACCAAGTGGCTACGGCGGTAAAACGTGGCTCCGGGTTAGGTACCAAAAGGTAGTTAGCAAGCGTTAAAGCCGCGCTATCGCTGTCTAAAAGGCTATTAGCGTATTCTTTGCTTTGCGTAAAATAGGTGCTAATTGAGGCCGCGTTAGTGGCGGTTTGTTGGGTACCGCCCGTAATCGTTACCGCCGCCCGGTTTATAACGGTGTTTTGGTCAAACTCAATTTCGAGCTCGTTATAGCGGATATTGGCGCCCGTGTCGGAAAAGTACGCCGACGGGGTAGCTGTAGTGCCAGTTACTCGAGGTTGGAATACAAGGGTATTTAGCCGGTTACAGAATAGGCGGCCTTGCTCGGCGTCGTTAATGTCCGTCAAATAGGCGGTAGTGGACGTTCCGGCGCTTACCGGATAGGCGCCCAAAGTCGTTACGGGGCTAGCGGTTAATGACGTGGTACCGGTAAACGAGACTTCGGTACGCGCTAAAACGGTGCTAATACGGGCGCTTGAGGTTTGGCTTGCCGGGGTAAACGCGTCTAGTGAGGTTTGGCTTAGCGGGTAAATATCGTCGCTTGCTATTACGTTAATTTCGTTTATACCGCCGAGTTTGTAGGTTTGGTCAAACGCTGTTATACGGCCCGCGAAAATATAGCTACCGTCACGGCTTACCCTTATCTTGCGTAATGGTGCTAGGCCCGGCTCGTTTAGTGTCGTGTTGTAGTAGGGCGAGCTCGTGTTGAGCGGATTAAATAGCTCGCTTTCGTCGTTGAGCATAAGCGAGCAAGTACCGCTAACGGGCATTTGGTCGGTTACGGTACGGCGCCCTCGACGGATACTAAAACTATCTATTTCAGTTGTTATGTCGGCGTATTCGGTAGAGCCGTCCAACACGTAGGTAGTACTGTCGAGTACGCCCTTAGTCGCGCTATCCAAGGTAAACGAGTTAAGTAAAAACCCGGTAGATACCTCTACGGCATATACCCCGCCGTTTAATACGGTGGCCGGCATTAGGCAACCCGGATATTAGCGGGGCCGGATACTTGGTTAAATTGGCGTATAGCGTCCACTACGGCGCGCCCAATTTCTGCCGACGTGGATAAACCGCCATTTACGTTTACGGTGATAGCACCGCCACCGCCGCCCATTTTGCCCATTTGGTTAAGGGGTATTACCGCTTCACTTCCGGCCTCACCAATTAGGGCGAGCGTTGGGCCTGTAACTATGCCGCCGTCGGCCATAGCGGGAATACCTAAACGGCCTGTAATCTCTGCCATTTTGTTAGATACGAAAACGTCAATAGTTACCGTACGCTTCATTTTGGCGGCTATCGCGTCCATTTTTGCCATGAGCTTAGGGGTGAGTTTGTCAAGCTCTCCCTGTAGTCCGTCCACTATTGCTTTAGCGCTGTCTACGCCGGCTTGTAACCATTTGGTAGCACCGTTTAGCCCTACTTTGTCGGCGGCGCGGTTAGCGGCGTCTACGAGGTCGTTAGTGGCGTCTATGGCGGTTTGGCCACCGGCTATGAGTTCGTCTGCTATCGCGCTTCCGGCTTCCTGTCCGGCGTCGAGCACCATTTGGAACGCGTCGCGGCTTAGGTTGGTTTTTAGCAAGGTTTGTAGTTTGTCCGTGTAGGCAACTATCCCGGATACTTGGGAGCGTAGGCCGTCAAGAAAACCGCCGCCACTCTCTTTACCGGCGTCTCGAGCGTCGGCAAAACTAAACGCTTGTTTAATGCTGTCCGCTGTCGTGTTGGCAAAATCAGTAAACGCGTCTTGAGCGGCTTTTAATCCGTCTTTAGCTTTATCTAGCGCTTCGCTTAATTTATCTTTTAGAGCTTCCGCAAAGCTTTCGACCTTTTTAGCTGCACCGCCGGCATTGTCGCCCATGCCATAAAACGCCTTGGTACGGCGCTCGAGTTCCGCGGCCGATAGTTGGGGGCCTATCATGGCGCCGTTTAATTGGGTTTGCGCGCCGGTCATAGCTTGCACTTCGCCGCGGGCGTCTTTCATTTTCTTTTGGTAAAGCGCGTAAGCGGTTACGCCGGCAAGTACGGCAACAATTCCAATACCCGTAGCAATTTGGACGGCGGTAAAAGAGGCCGCTAAAGCTATGTTTATTGCTTCGGTAATTACGGCTACGGCTCTATATGTTTTGTACGCTAATCCCAATGTTGCTAGCGCTCCGACAAACGTACCAATAGCTATAACAAGGCCAGTAACTAGCCCGGCATTGTTGGCTACAAAATCCCCAAATTTTATGAGTAACGGTAGGACGGCTTCCACGATAGGTATAAAGCCTTTACCAATGGCTACTACGGCGTCGTCTATTTTTGCTTTTAGTATTCTTTGTTGGTTGGCTAGGCCGTCGCTAGTACGGCTAAAATCGCCTTGGGCGTCTCCGGTTTGTTTAAGTATGAGAGCTTGGGCAGCAAGTACTTTAGCGGTTTGGTCTAACGCGCCTTTACCGTCGTAAATACCCATAGCCATAGCTTGAGCTTTAAGCGCGGCGTCGTTTAGCAGTACCCCGTATTTACGTATTGGCTCGCTTTCGCCACGTAGGGCAGCACCGAGGGCTAGCGCGACGTCGGCCGGGTTGGCGTTATGGAAGCTTGCTAGGTCGCTTGTGAGCGTAACCATTTGGGTAGAAAACGCGGCTAAATCCTCGCCCGTTTTGCCGGCAGCTTTACCGAAAACTCCAAAAGTAGCGGCAGCGTCTAGCGCGGCTTGTTTACTTTGCCCTAATGACGTGGCAGCGGTGCTAGCGAATTGCTGCACACTTTTAGCGGCATCACCGAAAATTACATTACTTTTATTTACTGTCTCGTTAAAATCGCTTGCGGCTTGCGCGGCCTTAAATCCACCAACGGCTATAGCACCAAACGCGGCAATAGCCGGTACGGTCATTTTGTTTAGAGCAAAGCCGGCTTTTTTTGCGGTGCCCTCGAGGTTTGCAAACTCTTTAGCGGCGGCTTTTACGCCCTTATCGCTAAAGCTCGTAATAATCGGTATGTTAATAGCCATATTGGACCTGTAGCTTTCGGTTTACTTTATCCATTACCCGGCCGACTATCTCGGTAACTACTCCCTCAACGGCAGGCTTAGAAGCCTCTACGCCGGGGTCGGCTGCTCGAGGTTGGGTACGGATACCTTGGCCGTAGGCCATGAGATTAGCGACAAATAAACTATCGGGCGTACGTTTACCGGCATGGTCCCAAATAGCGCCCGCGGCGTCCTTTTGTTGGAGCGTTAATAGTTGGTATGGGATAGCGTCAAAATTAACTACGTCGCCGCTACTAAATTGTACGGTTTTAGCGGGTTTGCCCGTACGGTTGGTAAGTATTCTAAAACCCTCGCTAACGGCTGTATTGCTCCATTTGGTGCCGTCTCGGCCTTTAATCAAACTACCGCGCCTCATACCGGTTAGCGGTGGAGCTGTAGGGATAAACGAGCGGGCCGCGGTAAGTACCGGCTCGCCGGCTCTTTTAACGTCTTTGGTTATTTGGCGTCGGTAGGTTGGGTCTATTTCGTTTAATTCTTTAAGCGCTTGTTTAACGCCGTATATGTCAAGTTTTGCGCTAGTTGCCACGGCCTCTACCTTTTCTTACTCTGCTCGCTTAATACTCTAACGAGTGTAGATAGGTCGTCTATGTCAAACGTGTTGGCGTACCAATGCGGCGCCCAACCGGTAGCTATTACTAGCTCGGCTAGTTGCCGTCGGTAGGTGCCGCTTGGGTAGGGTTTGGGGCCTCTTGCTCCACTACCTCAATGTTTACGAGCTTCTTTAGAAAATCGTCAAACGCTGCCGGTACTACGACGCTATGCACTTTGGAAGCACACCAAGCCAAATAGGCCAAATCCTCGATACCGATACCGTTACCCATGTCCGAGGCTTTACGCTTAAAACGGCGTTCCCACTCGACGACGGTAAATAGGTTGGTAGTTACCTCGTAGGTGTTGTCGGGTAATTCTACTTTTAGGGTTAGCTTCACTTTTGCTCTTTTCGTGTCGGGCCGATTAGGGCCGTGGTTATGGGGTTACGTCGGCGGTGTATACGCCACCGGTAAACGTCACTTCGCAAGTGGAAAGCTCGCCAAGGGTAGCGTTTACAATAGGCAACGTCTCAAGGTAGCAACCAGTAAGGGTAAAGCCGGGGTTAGTTGGGCCGTCGGCCGCTGTACTCGGTTTAACAATAATGGTAGTAGTTGAGCCTACAAGGCTCTTTAGTACGTCGTATGTCTCGGTAGTCGCGTAGCTCTGATAGAGGGTTAGCGTTACTTCGTTATTTTGTAGGCCCGAGGTATACGAGCGAGCCGTGTTACCAAACGAGGTTTGTTCCAAGCTTTCGTTTACACGGGTAAAGGTTGCCGCGGTGCATTGGTCCGACAAATCTACGGTAGCTACCGTTACTTGTGGGTTTGAGAGATAAAGCGAGGTAGGCATTATGCAACCGCCACGGAATAGGTACCGCCAGTAAAGGTAACTTCACAAGTTGAGAGCTCGCCAAGGGTGGCGTTTACTACTGGCAAAGTCTCGAGGTATGCGCCCGTAATTGTAAAGAGCGGGTTAGTTGCCGACGTGGCACCGCTAGCCGGTTTAAGCGTAATGTTGGTAGTTGTACCTACAAGGCCCGCAAGTGTCGCGTACGTCTCCGAAGCGGCGTAGCTCTGATAAAGGGTAATGGTTACTTCGTTGTTTTGTAGCCCTGCCGTGTATACGCGGGCGGTAGCACCAAAAGCGGTAGCTTCCAAACTTTCGGTAACACGGTTAAGGGTTGCCGCCGTACATTGGTCGGAGCAGTCCACCGCGTTAATCGTTACTACCGGGTTAGCTAGATAAGTGAAAGCCATTTTTTATTCCTCGCTTGTGTCTGTGTCTTTTTTAGCACTTTTCGGAGCTTTAGGTGCGGATATAAAACCGCCGTCTACGAGCGCGTCTACGTTTACTCCGGTAGCGGCTGCCGCTTCGGCGTCAAACTCCGCGCCAATTTCGCCTAGTCGCTCGCTCATAATCACATATTTTGGCATATTTTCCCTAACTCGTTTGCGCTTGCATTTCTATAGTTAAATCGTAGGCCGCGTATTCCGCGCCGCCGATAACGGCAAGCGTTGGGCGCCCGTCCGTTACTGCCACATTAGCCGCTAATAGTTTGCTCGCTATGTTCATTAGGGAGCGTTGCGCGTCGAGGTTGCCCGGGCCAAGGGTAATAATGCGTACGGGAAAACTAATTTTTACTATGTTGTAGTTCCAAGCAACAAACGACGGGGCGTCAATGAGTACGCCGGGCGGGGTGAGGTTGCGCGGGTCGTTGGCGACATTGAGGCCCGTTATGGCGCTAAGTGTCGTTGTAAGGCCGTCTAAAGCTTCGTTAAAGAGGTCGGTATACGCTACGGGCATTAGGCAACCGCCGGGCGGTCTATTCCTAAT